ACCCTGCGTCTTATTGGCACGATCAAGAACGTGACCGCTAACGCCACCGGAAACTATGCTTTCCAAGTGGTCAATAGCACCGTTTATCTGCCTCAAAGCCTCATGGTGACTAACCTGAACGCAGCAGGCGCTTCTGTCACTCCCACCGGACTGGCACTTGGCGTTGCTACTACTTCGGGTGGTTCTAGCTTGTTTGGCGCGATCACCGCTGGTAACTTGACTACTCCTCAAGGTGTGTCGTTGGTTGCCGCTTCGTCGTCCGCTACCGCTGCTACCGTGCAAAACCTGTACTTGAACGTAACTGCTGGTCTGACTACTCCAGTCGCAGGCGCTACGTTTGACGTATATGTCTACGGCTACGACTTCAGCGTCCCGTTCTAAACGGGTCTAGATAGAAGGAAGGCCGTCCTCAAAAGGGATGGCTTTTTTTCTTTTCGGGTTACAATTTCTCACCTTTTCAAAGGAATCAATATGTCTTCTACGACCATCACCCGTGGTAATTCCCACGAAACTTTTTACATTGCCCCTAGCCTTGCACCTTCCGCTGTTGCTGCTTATACCAGCGCAGTTCAGACGTTTAGCATCCCTGGCTTGCAAACAACTGATTTGATTTTGGTTATCGGCGCTATTGGCGTTCAAACCGTCGGCATTGTGCCTGGCGAAGCTGATTGTTATAACCCTGGCGTTCTTTCCGTTCAATTTTTAAATGCTACCAATGCAAGTGCTACTCCAGCACAAGGTGCATATGCCATTCAAATTGTTCGCGCTGAAGGCCCGTTGCCCGTTACGGCTGTCTAATCATGGCTAACACCTCTGTAATCCGTTTGGCTGGTCAAACTCTCGGCTTGTCCGTGACGACTAGCGCACATTCGGCGGTTGCATTGGTAGCAAATACGACTGACCAAGCTAACTACGTTTCTTGCCTAAATACGGGTACTGGAAGCGTAGCTATCAAATTCAGTCAAATTTCTACTGATTCAGCAACAGTACCAGGGGACGGTACTTTAGGTGATTTCATTCTGCCCGCAGTAATGGAAATGCCCATCGTTATCGCCTGCCCTGTTATTAACAACCAATTGCCTTGCTACGTTACTGCAAAGAGCGTTTCAGGGACTAATTTGGTTTACGTCACACCTTTGGTTGACCAATCGTAAGGTAGAAAATGGCAAATCCAGCAAAGACCGTAGATCAAAACATCCTGCCGGTGCAGGCGCTGTTTAATCTTGATAACAGTTTCAACACTTTTATCGGTCAGGGTTTGCCATTTTTCGCAACGATTAACCCTGTTCAATCAGGACTGACAATCACAAATAGCACCATTAATAGCACGACTATTGGTGCGACTACACCCTCCACGGGTGTTTTTACCAATATCCTGTCCACTACCGGACAAATCACCACCTCGCCTTCCGGAACGACTGACATTGCCAACAAAGCATACGTCGATGCCGTAGCGCAGGGTCTGAATCCCAAACAATCAGTTCAATGCGGGACAACGGCAGCAATCACGCTCTCCGGTCTGCAAACCATTGACGGTTACACCACGCTTGCGGGTGACAGGGTATTGGTAAAAAATCAAGGCAGCACACCGACAAACGGCATTTACGTTGCATCGGCTAGTGCATGGACTCGCGCTACGGATATGGATGTGTGGGCAGAAGTGCCAGGCGCTTATACCGTAGTCATTAACGGAACTGCAAATGCAAACACGGCATGGGTTTCTAACTCTGCTACGACTGGAACCATTGGAACGACTCCAATTACGTTTGTGCAGTTTGCAGGCATTTCTACCTACTACGCAGGCACAGGGCTATCACTAGCTTCCAACACGTTTAGCATCGCAAATACGGGCGTTTCTGCGGCTTCCTACGGCTCTGCTAGTCAAACTTTGTCAGCGACTGTTAACGCACAAGGCCAGCTAACCGCATTGTCGGCTCAAGCCATCGCAATTGCTAATACTCAAGTCTCAGGCTTGGGAACAATGTCTACTCAGAATGCCAATAACGTAGCAATTACGGGCGGCAGCATTACGGGAACGCCTATTAGCGGATCTACGGTGGGTGGCAGCACCATTACCGCATCGTCTCAGTTTAGTGGCCCTGGCACGGGTTTAACTGGAACCGCAGCATCATTGAACATTGGTGGAAATGCAGCTACCGCAACCTTGGCGACTACGGCTACAACCGCAACTACGGCGACCACGGCTACTACTGCGACAAACTTGGCAGGCGGCGCAGCGGGTTCGGTTCCTTATCAATCCAGCGCCAGCACCACGGCAATGCTTGGGATTGGTTCAAGCGGTCAAATTCTTAGCGTCTCCGGTGGTTTGCCATCATGGACTAGTTTGTCGTCGATTGGAGTAACGTCTTTTAGCGGTGGAACCACGGGTCTTACGCCAACCTCCGCAACGGCGGGTGCAATCACATTGGCTGGCACGTTGGCAACCACAAACGGCGGCACAGGCTTAACTTCGTTTACCTCTGGTGGTGCAATTTACGCTACAAGCACATCGGCGCTCACATCAGGCACTTTGCCGGTGGCTTCCGGTGGAACTGGCGTGACAACTAGCACGGGTACTGGTTCCGTTGTACTGTCCACTTCGCCCACTTTGGTAACGCCAATTTTGGGAACGCCCATTTCCGTAACGCTGACTAACGGCACTGGCTTGCCTCTATCCACGGGTGTTACTGGAACGCTTGCCATTGCTAACGGCGGTACAAACGCAACGGCTACCCCTACTGCTGGCGCTGTTGCCTACGGAACGGGAACGGCATACGCATTTACTGCGGCTGGTTCGTCAGGTCAGGTTCTTACCTCAAACGCATCGGGTGCGCCCACCTGGACAACGCCCACGGCTTACGCCACGGTAACGGACGACACCACGACAAACGCGACTCGATATCCCTTGTTTGCCTCACAGACAGCCGGAAATCTAACGACTGAATACACCAGTTCCACGAAATTAAAATACAACCCGAGTACAGGCGCTCTTACAGCCTCTCAACTAATCATCGCACCGTAAAGGAAACATCATGGGTCAATTAGTCTTTCAAGCCACACTAGGCGGTCAAGTTAACTTGGTTGGCCCAAACACGGCATCTACCTTCAACATTAACGTCCCTGCCACCTCCGGCAACATGGTGACAACTGGCGACACCGGCACGGTTACAGCCACGATGCTTGCGTCTACCACGGGTTCCGGCGCAGTAGTGCTTGCCACCTCTCCCACGCTGGTAACACCTGCTTTGGGTACTCCTAGTGCGCTTGTGGGCACAAACATTACTGGAACGGCTGCTGGTTTGTCTATCGGCGGCAATGCGGCTACGGCTACCACGGCAACTAACGTATCCGGTGGAACTAGCAGCGTAACTAGCGAAACCGTATCCGGCAACCTTACCCTGTCTGGTGGTACGGCAAACGGCGTTGCATACCTCAATGGCTCTAAGGTGGTCACGACTGGTAGTGCGCTGACGTTTGATGGAACGGACTTCACAGCGCCTAGAACTCAAATCACAACTGCTGGTAGCCCTCCTGCGTCTGGTGCAGGTCTTGAGCTTGTTGGAGGAACTGGCCCAATTATTCTTGCTTACAACCGTGGAACTTCTGCGTACATTTCTCTGAATTACACAGCATCTGCGATGCAATGGAATATTGGTGCAAGTGCCGCAATGTCGTTGGATACTAGTGGAAATCTTGGAATTGGTACAAGTTCTCCCGGCGCAAAACTTAACGTTGTTGGTGCAGATGCTGCGATTGTTGGTTTGATTTCTGGTGCAACAAACGGAATTAGGTTTATTCCAAAAGCAAGCTCTGCTGAAGTTTCAGCTACCGATAAAACAGGTTCTAGTTCATATCAACAATTGGACTTGAATGGTTCTTTGTTGACGTTCTTGACAAGTGGAGCAGAACGGATGCGTATTGATACCAGCGGCAACCTTGGACTAGGTGTTACTCCTAGTGCTTGGGGTACAAACTTCCGTGCTTTGCAATTGCCAAATGGCTCTGCTTTGTGGAATCCTTACAGCGGCACAGGAACTGCTTTAGGTGCAAACGTATACCAAGACGCTACAAACGAAAAATACATTGCAACCGACTCCTACGCCACCCAATACAAGCAAGTAAACGGGCAGCACCAATGGAAGACGGCTGGCTCCGGCACAGCAGGTAACGCCATCACCTTCACCCAAGCAATGACGCTGGATGCTAGTGGAAACTTGTTGGTGGGTGTTACGTCATACAACGCGGCAGTTAATTCAAACTACCTCCTTTATGGAAGCGGCTTAGTATCGGTGGGCCATGTAAGCGGAACATCTTCTGGAACGGCATTTCAGCAGTTTGTTTATAACGCTACTCAAATTGGCTCCATCACCCAGTCCGGCACAACAGCCGTTTTATACAACGTCACCTCCGACCAGCGCCTGAAAACCAACATCGCAGACGCTGCACCAGCATCGGCTTTGATTGACGCCATCCAAGTGCGCCAATACGACTGGAAATCTGATGGTTCACACCAGCGCTATGGCTTCATTGCTCAAGAACTTGTAACCGTGGCTCCAGAGGCTGTACACCAACCCGCCGACCCAGAAGAAATGATGGCGGTGGACTACTCCAAACTCGTCCCCATGCTGGTCAAGGAAATCCAAGACCTTCGTAAACGCCTTGCAGCCGCAGGCATCGCTTAACCCAAAGGAAATATCATGACTACGTTTAACTGGCAAATCCCCCAAATGGACAGGCTTACCGCTGATGGTTTTGTTGTCACCGTCCATTACATCGTTAACGCCACCGATGATACTTATAGCGCCAGCACATACGGTACTGTTGGCTACACCCAAGAGCAGGGCGAAACTTACATTCCTTACGACCAATTGACGGAAGCTACTGTTATTGGATGGGTGCAAACCTCGCTTGGCAAAGACACCGTGGAAGCCAGCCTGCAAAGCCAAATTGACGCTCAAAAGCATCCAGTTCAGGCTGCTGGTGTACCTTGGTCTGCCTAAATTTGCACTTCTCTTTGCGCTTATGCTGACACCAGCAAGCGCAGAAAAAAAGTACGAATGCGTCCGATGGCGATGGATTGGGGACGTGTACGAACGTAAAGTTTACTGTCTTGAATGGCGTGAGAAAAAATGATTACAACCTGGTCAATCCTGTCAATCCTTGCTGATGATGGCGTAATCACGGAAGCCAAGTATCACATCAAGGCCACGGACGAAGTAAATGTGGTAGAGACAGAGGGTAATTGGACGTTTGACAAATTCACCTGCAACACGCCTTTTGCGGAAGTAACTGAAGCAATGGTAGTCGCTTGGATTAAAGAAGGCGCTACCGTACACGGCAAAAGTGTAATAGAATCACGGCTAGAGGAACAATTGGCGTCCATGAGGGCGAAATCTGTTGCACCTCCGTGGAAACCGCCCGTGTTTACATTGGAGTAAAAAGTGGTACAACCGATTGATATTATTTCTCGCGCATTGAAGGACATTGGCGCACTAGAGGCAGGTGAAACTCCTACGCCAGAGGCAGCGCAAGACGCCTTTGATATGTTCAACGATATGTTAGATCAATGGTCTAACGAATCAATGATGGTCTATTACAAGACCGAAATCATTTTCCCCGTTGTATCAGGTCAAACACAGTACACCATCGGCCCAGGCGGTCAAATCGGCGCTACCTTTGTCGGCTCCATTACTGGCAAAACCCTTACTGTCACCAGCATCACTTCCGGCGCTATCGCTATTGGACAAACCCTGTCCGGCACAGGCGTAATTGCAGGAACCACCATTGTCGCGTTTAACACCGGCGCTGGCGGCAACGTAAATGAAGCTGGAACCTACACCGTAAGCGTTAGCCAAAACGTCTCTAGCACCACAATCTCCGCTTACTACCAACGTCCGTTGAGCATCACTTCAGCGTTTGTCAGGGTTAACACTAACTCCAACGGTACACCAATTCTGAACGGCGGTCTTGATTACCCTGTCTCAATTCTGAACGTAGAAGATTACGAACTGATTGGATTGAAAACTCTGAACGGCCCTTGGCCTAAAGCGTTGTACTACCAACCATCGGAAATCTTGGGAAACATCTTTGTTTGGCCTAATCCGGCTCAAGGCGAAATGCACATCTTCACCGACACGCTATTCGCTCGCGCTAATACGTTCTATGACGTGCTAAACCTTCCACAAGGCTATGTAAACGCCCTTCGCTGGTGCTTGGCTGAACGACTGATGCCGATGTACGGCAAAGCCTCGCCAACGCAGATTGAAATGATTATGAAATTTGCAGGCCAAGCTAAAGCCACGGTCAAGCGCACGAACATGAAACCGCCTCCTGTTGCACGGTACGCTGATGCGTTGTTGGTGGGACGGAGTAAAGATGCTGGTTGGATCCTCGCGGGCGGATTTCTAAGGTGATGCTTTCCGGTATAATGTGGTTGTACTTTAAAGGAGTAAACCATGTACACCAAGGAAGAAGCAATTGAACGTAAACGCGCTAGAGATCGTGAAGCCTACAAAAAGAAAGTAGGACGTGAAGTTGGTAACGGCGGAAGGCCAGCTAACACACCGGAAGTTTTGTGGAGCAAGGTAGACAAAAAAGGCGAAGACGAATGTTGGAATTGGACTGGATACAAAAATGAAAAAGGCTATGGAAGGACGTGGATTAACGATGTTGGATACTACGCCCATCGGGTTATCTACGCCATTGCATACCCAAATAGCATTACGCTTTCTGCTCCAAAAGACACGGAAGTATCAGGCTTTCTTTTGCACACCTGCGACAATCCTTCTTGCTGCAATCCAAAGCATCTTTTTGTTGGTACTCACACCGACAACATGGCGGACAAAGCAGCTAAAGGGCGTTCGCCAGACTTCAGCGGCGACAAAGGCCCAAGAGCAAAACTTACAATGGCGCAAGCAGAAGAAATTAGAAATTTACGCAGGCATGGCGCTCCAATGAAAGAATTGGCTAAACAGTATGGAATCAGTCTTTCGTCAATTAAAACGCTTCTTATTGGGAAATCCTATGTTCCAAGGGAGTAGTCATGTCTGAATTCGGCTTTGTGGGACCGAGTTACGAAGCGGTCTCAATTTACCAGGAGTCGCAGGAATGCATCAATTTCTTCCCCGAAATTGACCCTCTGAAGCAACCTGGCAGTCGCGGCGTAGTTGCGCTTTATCCGACCCCTGGCTTGACCCTGCAAACCGTTCTGTCCAACGCCCAAGAAGTGCGCGGAATGCGTACCCTCTCAGGCGGTAGCCAAATGGTCGTAGTCTGCGGCCCTTACGTTTATGTCCTTACTTCAAACCTGTCGGCTAGTGTTGTTGGTGTGCTGTCTACCACCTCTGGGCGTGTTGGCATTTCTGACAATGGTATTAACGCTTACATTGTGGACGGCGTCTCTCGTTACACATGGCGCATTAGCAATCCTTCTAACGCTATTTTCACGGGTTCAATCTCGGGTACAACTCTTACGGTCACGGCGGTAAGCAGCGGAACCATTGGCATAAATCAATCTCTGTCAGGCATCGGCGTTACGGCAGAAACCATCATTACGGCGCTTGGGACTGGTACTGGTGGGGTAGGCACATACACGGTTAATCTATCGCAGACTTTGGCGTCTGGCCCACTTAATTCGTCTACCGTAGGGGCTAGGTTTATCGCTTCCATTTCTGGCACGACAATGACCGTTACGGCGGTTGCTAGTGGCACTATCTATCTTGGTCAAACAATCCAAGGAACCGGCGACACCGCAGGGACTATCGTTTCTGCCTTCTTAACCGGAACTGGCGGCACAGGTACTTACACCGTAAGCGCAAGTCAGACTATCGCGTCTGAGACGATGTACGGTCTGAACTTTTCTGTCCTGCCAAACAATGATGGTGCGTTTACCGGCGCTAACTCCGTGGACATTGTGGATAACTACTTTGTCTATAATAACCCAGGCACACAGCAATGGGGTTCTAGCGACCTTCTCAGCACGATTTCGTCCTCTACGTCTTACGCCTTCAAAGATGGCGCACCGGACAAGCTGGTAGCCTTAATTGTTGACCATCGAGAAGTTTATTTGATGGGTGAGGCGTCCTCCGAAGTGTGGACAGACATCGGCGCGGTTCCGTTTCCTTTTCAGCGTATCCCTGGCACGTCTACGCAACAAGGTATCGTCGCTCAATTTTCCTTGGTTCGCCTTGGCAACTCCTTTGCTTACGTCTCGCGTAATAACCGTGGACAAGGGCAGATCATGCAAATGGAGGGATACGTTCCTAAACGCATCTCTACCCACGCAGTAGAAGCCACTTTAGCAAACCAATACATCGGCGACGCTATTAGCTGGACGTATCAGCTAGAAGGCCACGAAATCTACGTTACGACCTTCCCCTCGCTGAACCTTACATGGGCTTACGACGCCACCACAGAAATGTGGCACAAATGGCTTTACACGGCTGACGATGGTTCTTACCAGCGCCATCGCGGTAATTGCTCTGCTGTATTCCAAGGTCTAGTAATGGTGGGCGACTATGAGAACGGCAAGATTTATAGCCTAGACAAACAGAATTACACCGACAACGGGCAAAACATCCGCAGGTTGCGTCGTGCGCCTCACTTGGTGTCTGACTTCCAGCGCCAATATTTTGACGAACTTCAGATTCAATTCCAACCTGGCGTCGGAACCACGGGACTGTCTACGCCCAACGGCGACATTTACGTCGGCTCAACTTACGTTATCTATCCTAACGCCTCATTCCTGATTGGCCCGTTTCAGACTTTTGTCATTGGTCAACAAATCAACTTGGCTAACAATGTCACTACAACGCTGCCGCAAGCTATGTTGCGATGGTCTAACGATGGTGGCTCTACATGGTCGCGCGAATATTGGGTTTCCATTGGTCAGCTAGGCAAGTACCGTAACCGTGCAATTTGGCGGCGTTTGGGGACTGCGCGTGACCGCATCTTTGAAGTGTCCATTACCGACCCCGTAAACGCTGTGATTATTTCCGCTAACCTTAAAGCAAGTGGAGGGGAAAACTGATGGCTACCTCTGGACTGTCTAATTCGCAGCAGCTAAACCCGTACCCGCAATCGCAATTTTTGGATGGCAACACCAACCGTCCTACCCGCGCTTGGCAACAGTTCTTCTTGAACCTGCTGAACTTCAGTAGCGCCACGACCGCTACGGCTGGCTCGGCTACTTTGCCTGCTAATCCGGTGGGTTTTATCAATGTGACTGTGAACGGCAAGGCGTATAAAATCCCTTACTACAATGTTTAGGAAATAATATGCCACCCAATATTCAACCCGCAGCAATAACCGCTAACACGCCAGGCGCTATTGCATATACGGCTTATGGTGGTCGTACTGGAACTATTCCGTATACAGCGTACCGTATGCCTACCGCAGAAGAAAGCGCCTCCAGTCAGTTGCAAGCTCAAATTTCGTCCCTACCTGCTGATATTCAAGCCAAAATTCAATCGGGAGAATTAGTTCCAAACTACACGATGGTTAATACTGGCGGTGGTCATTCAGGACAAGGAACTACGGCTAATGGAATCTCTGGGTTTTATTCTCCAAGCGCAAACGACACCACGACGCACTACGATCTTTCGGGAAATCAGACCAGCGTTACGCAAAACCAGCATAGCGGCGGTGGATTGTTGGGGGGAATTAGTGATGCCCTCGCAGGCTTAGATTCAAGCCTACACCTTTCGCAACTTGCACCCGTCATTGCCGCAGTAGGTCTTGATTACGCTACGGGTGGTGCTGCCTCCGGTGCGCTTTCTAGCATCTTTGGCGGTGCTGCTCCTGCCGCTGGTGCTGCTGATGCTTTAGGAACTGCTGGAACGACTAGTGCTATGGCTGGCGGGTTTGGTGATGCTGCTGCTACAAATGCTGTTAGTGATGTTGCCGTTAATAGCGTTATTCCAGCCGCTACTACGTTGACTGGTGATATTGCACCTTTGGCTTCTGCCGCACCTACTGCCGTACCTGCTGCTACGCCTTTATCTAGTTTGTTGCCAGAAACTGCGCCTACCGTAGCTCCTGCTGCTTCCGTTGCATCTACTACTCCTTTATCTAGTTTAGCTGCTCCTACGGCTACTGATATTGCTACTCCTAGTTTGGCTTCTACTGATGCTGGATTGACAAGTGGTGCAGCTACTGCCCCTGCTGTCGCTCCTACTGTTGCTGATGCAACCACGTCTTTATCGCAAATTGCTAATACAGCCCCTGCTGCTTTAACTGCTAGCAGCGCACCTGGTTCTGCTTTAGCTGCTACTACCGGCGCTGCTGGTTCTACTTCTGCTGCGGATTTGTTAGCTGCTGGTGTGGGTGATTCTGGCCAATTGCCAATGGCTTTAGGAAATCAAGCCGTAGCATCTGGAATGGCACCAGGTTCACTAGGCGCTCAAGCTTCGGCAGAAGGTTCCTTGTTACCAACAGAAGCGTCGGCCGCTTATGGAACTTCTGGACTTGGTTCACTTACTGGCGCTGACGCTGCTACCGCTGCTTTAGGTTCATCTGTAAATCAAGCTGTTGCATCGGGCATGGCACCTGGCGAAGTCGGTGCTGCACAATCTGCCGCAGGACAATTGACCGCTGAGCAATTAGCAAGTGCATCAGGAACATTGCCAGCAAACATGACAGGAAATTTACCCATGACTACAACTAACCCTAGTCTTCTTCAACAACTGCAAACCGCAACCGGATTGAGTGGGACGCAATTGGCTTCCTTGCTGCAAGGCGGCATCGGCGCAGTTAACTCTAGCAACATTTCTAATGCAATCGGCGCTGGTGTTAATGCTCAAGCTGCTGCGAATGCTCAGTCTCAAGGTGTGCTGAAAGATGTTTACAACACCAACTTGGGATTCCAGCAACCCTATCAGGCGGCAGGCACAGGTGCAGTTAACCAACTAGCAGCCCAACAACCCTATTTAACGCACCAATTTAACGCTGCGGATTTGCAGGCTGGCCTAGCCCCTAACTACGACTTTATGTTGCAGCAAGGGCAAATGGCTAACCAACGTGCGGCTAACGTAGGCGGCGGCGCATTGTCTGGCAACACCCTGCAAGGCTTGCAAAACTACACGCAAAATTACGCAGGCAATGCGTATCAGAATGCGTTTAACAATTACCAAACCCAACGCAACAACATCTACAATAGTTTGGCAGGAATCGCTAACATTGGTCAGACTGCTAACACCGGCGCTACTACGGCAGGCCAAAACTACGGCACGGGTACGGTGGGACTGAATACGGGTCTTGCTGGCGTACAGGCGGCTGGCTTGTTGGGTCAGGCTCAGGCTGGCGCTTCTGGTGCAACGGGTCTAGGAAATTCTGTTCTGCTGTCTAGCTTGTTGGGTCAAAATCCCTCTGCGGCTACAACGACGCCAGCAAGTCAACTTGGGAATGTGGCAGGCATAGTAAACACCGGCACAAATCTCTACAATCAATTTAGCAAATTATTTGGGGGCTAAGAATGGCTGATTACTTTACTGGCTACGCAAACCCCGTTCCTGCGGGGGCGCAGACCTCAATGGCTGATATGCTGAACCTTGCATCCGGTGTGCAGAACTATCGCCAAGCGCAGCAGATGAACCCGTTGGCACTTCAAAAAGCGCAGGTGGAGGCTAATGTTGCACAGCAAACCGAAGCTGCAAGAATTGCCCAAGCACAAAGCCAAGCCGGAACCGCTGCTACCCAACTGAATAGCGAGCAATTAGACAATCTGCAAAAGCACGTTTCTAATGCTACAAGAAGCACATTGAAGCTGCTGAACTCTGATGACCCTATTACGCCTCAAATAGTAAAAGACCATATAACGCAGGCAATGAAGAATGCTGGCGCACCCGACGCAGCAATTAATCAGGCACTTCAAAACGTACCTGCAAACGCTTCTGACAAGGATTTGCGTGTTCAACTTGGTCGATATGCTCTTAACTCATTAAGTGCTGAAAGTCAGATTGATAAGCTGTACCCTGCTAATCAAATGGTTACGACGGGCGCTCGCGCTGTTCCGACAACTGCTGGCGGCGCACTTGCCATGCAAGCACCTGGACAAGCCACCGGCCCTGGCATTCAAGCGGAACTGCCGCCGACAACTCCTGTTATAAGAAATGGCGTAGCTGGTTATTTGGGCGCACCTTCAACGGTTCAAGCAGCATTGACTCCGCAGCAATCCGCATTCGGAACGGGTACGGGTACGGCTGTTGCTTCCGATGTTGCACAAACCACGGCAGACGCTACCACAGCACCTAAAAATAAAGCTATTTTCCAAACGATCAAAGGTCTTATTCCTGACTCTTACACGGGCTTGGGAAGTGAAAAGAAATTGTTTGCTCAGAAGGTAGCTGATGCCATCGGCATTCCTTACGATACGCTTAAAACTTCTAACACAGAAGAATTGATTAAGAACCAAAATCTGTTGGCATTGGTTGGTGGCAATACAGATTCTGCTCGCGCTTTGGCGCAAGTGGCTAATCCTAACGTCACAATGACAAAAGCAGGATTAAACAAAGTTCTTAATCAGTTAATTGGTCTTGAGGATTTCAAATCGGCTAAAGCTAATTTCTTGTCTCAATATCAAAATGACCCAACGGCGTATGGTCAAAAATTGATGCAATTTAATAATGCCGCAGACCCTCGGTTCTTTCAACAAATGACCGCTGAAGAAGCGCAGCAAATGCTTAAATCTATGACGCCAGCAGAATTGCAAGCATTGCGTCAAAAGAAAGCTATGGCTAAACAACTTGGAATCATCCAATAATGGCTACGCTACTCGACTTTATTGATACGCCTGCGGCTGCGCCCACAAAAGGCAAAGAACCATCTGCCCAAGAAATGTATGGTGTAAAAGACCTGCAAGATTCTTTATCGCAGATTCAAGCAACTTTGCCGGACTATGTGCCTGGCTCACCGTCTCACAAACGGGCATTGTCTGACATCCAAAGCATTCAGTCGGAATTGCAACGCCACGCTACGTCTCAAGCTCCTCAAGCTGCGCCACAAAGCGGAACCTTGTCTGATTTTCTTGATGCGCCTGCTTCGCCCGATTTGTCTAGCAAAGGTGCTATTACTCCTCAAGGACACTTAACACCGCAGCAAATGGAAGCGCAGGTTAAGCCTGCACAGCCCGGCTTAGTGACTCAAGCATTTCAACGCGCATTGCAACTAAGACAACGTGCGCCTGGAGAAATTGCCTCTGCGCTTGATTTTGTTGGAAATCTGCCTTCTCAACTTGCAAATACAGGCGGATATTGGACTGGTCGAGCATTTGGCTTGAATGACCAAGAAGCCACCGCTGCTGCTGCGCCTGTGTCTCAAGCCTTGGCTAATCCCGTTGGACGTTTGATGGGCGTGACAGATCAGCCAGGCTATCAGACTTCTTTGCCTGCAATGGCTGCACAGACGATGGGCAATGTTGTCCAAAAAGGTTCGCAGGAAATAGGTCAACGCACGGGTATTAGCCCAACCGACATTGAGCAAGGTGTGTCCGCTGCAATGATGTTGGCTCCCTTTGCCAAAGCCCCATTAGGACGCGCTGGCACGGCTATTAAGGCTGCTTTGCCTGAGTACACGTTTGAACCTCAAGGCGGCATTTCTGGAAGCGTTGGCGCGGCGGCTGTGCCTACTGCCACCACAATTAAAGCTGCATTGTCCACGGCAAGCCCTGAACTGCAACAAGCGTTGAGCAACATATCTCCAAGCAAAGTAAACATTCCTGTTTTACAGCGCCACATTGAGGCTGATTCTTTGCCGGTTCCCGTTCGTCTAACTGAAGGTCAAGCAACTGGCGATGTAAATTTGTTGTCCTCTGAGCAAAACCGTAGGGGCGCAGACCCGCAATTGGCTAATCGATTTAATGAACAAAACGGTCAATTGGTGAAAAACATTGACGCTATTCGTGAAACCGCTGCACCTGATGCTTATGGCACGAAAACGATTGAGAATAGCGATGCACTTATTGACGCATACAAGAAAATTGATGATGCGCGTAATCAAGACATTAATGCAAAATATCAAGCATTGCGTGATGCGAACGGCGGTCAATTTCCGATTGATGCACCAACATTGCTAGAAAACATTAAAAAGAAACTTGGTTCTGAATTGTTGACTGATGAAGCACCATCGGGACAAATGGCAGCATTGAACCGAATGGCAGACGCTAACTCAATGACGTTTGAAAACTATCTAAGCCTGCGCCGAAATCTTAGCAACATTTCCGCTACTGCTGCCGATGGCCCAACGCGCATGGCTGCTAAGTTTATGGTGCAGGAATTAGAAAACTTGCCTTTGCAGGAAGGCGCAAAAGAACTAAAGCCATTGGCTGACACGGCGCGCGCTGCTGCCAAAGCCAGGTTTGATATGTTGGACAAAGACCCTGCTTATAACGCTGCGGTCAATGATGCTGTTTCGCCTGATAACTTTGTGCAAAAGTTTGTTATCAACGGAAGCCGCGACAATGTTCAAGCAATGATTGACCAGCTAGGTCGTGATTCTGTTGCACATCAGCACATGAGTGGCGGCACGTTAAATTGGTTGCGTGATAAATCTGTGGACGGTTCCGGCAACTTTTCGCAGGCTGCTTTTAACAAGGCAATCAAGCAACTTGATAGCAATCAAAAACTTAATTTGGTGTTTAACCCTGACGCATCGTCCATGTTGAAAACATTGGGCAACGTAGCGCATTACACCCAAGCCCAACCAAAGGGAAGTTTTGTAAACAATTCCAATACGCTAGTAGGTGCTTTGGCAGACAAAGCCGCAGGCGGATTGGAGGCTGGTGCTAACATTCTTGGCGGTGGTAAATTTGGTGTACCTGTTGGAACTATCGTTCGCGGACAAGTGCAAAAATACAAGGCAGGCAAAGCAACACAAAAGGCTCTTGAACCGGCTGCTGGTGTTACATCATTAAAGGACATTGGAAAATGAGCGTCAATCTTTCACCCATCGGTAACGGCTTCCAATTCTTTACCACCACCGGAATCCCGCTTGCTGGCGGGTATCTCTACACCTACTTGGCGGGCAGCACCACGCCCACGGCGACCTACACCACCTCGGCTGGAACCACGACCAACACCAACCCTATTCAGCTAGGAACCGATGGTCGTCCACCGCAAGAGATTTGGCTTACCTACGGCACTAATTACAAGTTCGTTCTTGCCGACTCTACTAACGCTGTCATTCAGACTTACGACAACCTCTACGGCATCATCGGAACTACGCCTAGCGTCTCGGCTGTACCGTCTGGCGGCATCATCATATGGTCAGGCAGTATCGGTTCTATTCCTTCCGGCTACAACCTTTGCAACGGTCAGAACGGCACACCTAACCTGCAAGACTCCTTTGTCGTCGGCGCTGGCAATACCTACGCTGTCGGCAATACAGGCGGCTTTACCTCGGCATCTACCAGCAACGTGGGTACTTACCTGCCTACCTACTACGCATTGGCCTACATTCAAAAGACTTAATCATGGAAATGCAGCACATCATTGATTTGGGCCTTGGCGCTTCAATGGCGGTAATCGGCTGGTTTGCGCGTGAAATGTGGGGCGCTGTCAAAGAACTTAAATCTGACCTTTCTAAACTTCGTGAAGACCTGCCAAAGTCGTATGTTGCCAAAGACGACTACCGCGAGGACATCCGCGAACTGAAAGAAATTATGAACAAAGTCTTTGACCGCTTAGAAAACAAAGCCGACAAATGATAGACCCGATAACCGCTTTTGCCACCGCCCAAGCCGCCATTAAAGGGGTGCAAGCCGCCATCAAGATGGGCAAGGACTTGCAGGGCATCAGCGGCGATTTAATGAAGTTCTTTGAGGCCAAGGACGTAGTAGCCAAGGCAGCGGCAGAACCTAAAAAGGGCTTCGGTAAGTCAGACACGGCGCAGGCGTTTGAGACTGTGATGCACGCCAAACAACTCCAAGACGCTGAGAACGAACTTAAACAAATGTTGATCTGGTCAGGCCAAGCGGACGTATGGCAAGCCATCATGCTAGAGCGCAACAAGATTGTCCAAAAACGCAAGTCAGAGGAAATAGCAATGGAAAAAGCCAAAGCCAAGAAGAAAAAAGAAATCAGCGAGGCTATTGAAATGGTTCTTGCTATCGCTGCCGGTGCTTTGCTAATTACCTTGCTGGCATGGGGAACGATGGAATACGCAGACTTTATGAGGAAGTAACATGGATTGGCTTACACAAATTGCTCCTACGATTGCCACGGCATTGGGTGGCCCACTTGCAGGCATGGCGGTGTCCGCTGTCAGTAAAGCTATCGGCTGCACACCAGAAGAAGTGCAAAACGTCATCAGCAATAACAAACTTGACGCCACGCAAGTAGCTGCTCTCCAGCAAGCCGAACTGGAACTGAAAAAGCAAGCGCAGGAGATGAACCTAGACTTTACAAAGCTGGCAAACGATGACCGCAAGTCTGCGCGAGATATGCAGGCAATTACCCGTTCTTACATTCCTCCAATTTTAGCTATTGGTGTGACCGGCGGCTTCTTTGGAATTTTGTTTGGCTTGATGTACGGTCAGATTCAACACGCGCCACAGATTGATATCATGCTTGGTTCGCTAGGCACGGCATGGACTGGAATCGTTAGTTTTTATTTTGGAAGCAGCGCCAGCAGTCAAAACAAAGATTCTTTACTTCACCAATCGACGCCAACATGAACTCAAACTTTGAAGCCTCACTAGCCCACGTCCTTCAATCGGAAGGCGGTTTTGTTGACAATCCGGCAGACCCTGGCGGCATGACCAACCTCGGC